TTTAACTTTAGCTTCATTTTCAGCCTTAGCTTTAGCGGCTTGTTCTGATCTAGCGCGAGCCTCTTGTTCAGCTTTAGCTTTAGTTTTTTCAACTTCTGGACCTAGTGGATTTCTATTACCAGGATTTCCACTACCACTGCCACCACGTCCTGCTAAGGCTAAAGCTGTAGCTCCTCCAGCTATTCCTAATGCTGCTACTCCTCCTGCTACAGCTAAACCTATACCCGCGCCATTAGATTTAGACTTATTTTCTTTAGAAATGTTTTGTTCTTTGGATTCAGGAGATTTCAGAGATTTGCCAGGATTTTTCCGCCAGTAGCCACCACCTTTAACTTCCTTGCTGCTAACCCAGTGGTATCCCTTGCGCTCATTTATCCTAGAGTCTAATTTTGATTCTCTATTCCATTTATAGGTTAAAACATCCTGGTTTAAACCCTTCTTAATGCCAAATTTGTAAGTTCCATAATCACCAGAAAACTCACCAAAAATATTACCATTTGCTGCTAAATTCCACTTATCTAAACTGGTTATTTCTTCAGGATAAATGGAACTAATCGCAGCAATAATATTTTCATCATTTGCAACAGTGACACGGCGATCGCCTGACAATATTTGAGTTCCATCACTGATTTCTGGAACACTACAACCGCAGTTATCTTGACGATAAACACTTAATTCATCAGGCTTAATTGGCTCAATACCGCCAAATCTATGAATACCAGCATGATAAATAAAATTATTCCTAACATCTTCCGGTGTTTTAAATCCTATAAAATATTTGTCCTCATCATAAAATCCGGTTTTGGGGTCTAATTGTCTAACTTTGTAGCCGTTAGGAGATTTTAAATCATCTCCCACATAAACATCAAGGGCTTTTTTGTCGGGAGCATCGCCATAAGAACCGCGAATATGACCATATCCACACTTCATAGGTTCACTCATCGGAAAACGAATATCTCCAGGTTCGTGAGTAATCCCGATGCCAATATTATTCCAGTTGATAACTTTTTTGGGACGGGAATAACTACTGACATTTAGCTCATCTGCAAATCCGCCAACACTCATAGAATCATATTTTGCACTACCATCAGCAGGTTCACTGGGATTCCATAAATCTTTAATAGCCCAATACGCAGGACTAAATTTATCTTTGTAAGCAGCTTTTCCATCCTTAGTTTTTACTCCTTGCATCCTTGCCAAAAAGCTTTTCTTGGCTTCTGGCGAGTAATTATGTTTATAACCTTCAGCCCCATAATGAACCAAAGCAACTTGATTTCCTTCCTTAGCTAACACCATTCTTTTCTTGCCAGGGCGATCGCTTGGCATAGGATTATTTGGTTGCCACCATTTGCCACGATAAAATACTTTCCCATCCTTTTGTTTAAGAGTAGAAATATCAACAGCATCAGCGCGATAATCATAAGAGTCCTGCTGAATCGCTGCTTCTTCCGATGACAATTCTTCTGGTGGTGCTTGTTCTTCAGGGAAACCGCCGTAACCACCATAGGGATCTTGCGCTTGCTGCTTGGCTTCTTCCTGCTGTTTCTTGAATAGGGCATCATCGAGCGTAGTTTCAGAGGAAAAACCTGACTTACCAAATCTGGATTGTCTAACTTCTTCTACAAGTAATACTCCAGCAGAAATATAAGTCTGATCAGTTGATGCCATCGTAGCCATGTTTGAGATTTTTTCGGCTTCACTCTCAACCATGAGATTGAGAAACTTAATACTCCATCCTTTGATAGGTTTTCCGCTAGTAGGACCTTCTTTACTCAGGAAAATCAACTTAAATAAAGTGCGTAATTTTTTCTTCCATCTACTAGATTGAAAGTCAGCTACATGAGCCGCCCAATTCTTTTCCTCACTTTCTCCAGTTGCACCTAAACCAGATGGAGATTCACCAAACAACTTATCATGAGGTACACCAGAAACACCAATAAAACTATCTCTTTGCTGTGTAGCAACTTCGGGAACACCTGCAAAATTTCTACTTGCAAAATTAATATCTTCACCCTCAGAATCTAGTGCTACTCCACCAAATACACTAATCATCATTCGGTTTAATTTTAATCTTGCTTCTAATAAATCAGCATCTTTATTTTTCATCATTTTTGACAAATCTTTTATCTTTTGTACAAAAAGACTTGCATCCTGAACCATTGCCCCGGTTGCTTTTAGAGAACTTTTCCAATCACGATAGTCCTCCCATAAAGCAGCTAATAAACTTTTTCCCCATCCCTGATTTTTTCGCAACATATCAGGAGTTGATCTAATTCCATCAGCATCAAATCTAATAATCCTACTTTTATCAATAAGATATTCAGGATTATTTTCAGTGACTTTTTGTAAGTTTTTTCTAACATACTCCGGCAGAATTAATCTATATTTATCAGGATACAGAGGATTAACGTCTGTTACCGCCAAAACAGGCTCTATTTTATATCTATCTAGGACTTCTAATCTAACTATTTTTTTGATATTTTTATCATCAATTGGTTCATAAGCTGGTTTACCATCATCAATAACAATAATAATCGCAGCACCACCATAAATATTTGCTTGAAACTGGGCTTCATTAAATGCTTCTTCTACTCCCAATTCCTCATGTAAATCATTAAAATCTTCTAGGATATCTTCATCGCCTTCAGTTCCCAGCATCAATTCCCAGCCTTTTTGAGTAGCCGCATCTACTTTGGCTGTAGCTACTCTATTTAAAATCAAATGTTCTGCTAAATCTTCTAATGTTTGTTGACTCCAATAGCCAATCCCGTTTGGCGTTGTGTGTTCTACGCGATCGCTCCCAGTCCCCATTTTTGTCAATACATTAGTTATGGTAGCGTCAAGCCGAATATTCATATCATTATCGGCTGAGTCATTTTTTAGAATATCTAAAATATCATCTGACATAGTTTTTATAAATTACTGGTAATCAATATTATAATAGTGAAAGTATTGAAATTAACTAAACAATTATGTCTGTTGGAACTTTATCATACGATCGTCCCACTTCTGCTACCGTGACAGCAACTACCCTAGAAACAGATTATCAAGTAAGTTTTCCCAGTCCTAACACAGTCAGAATCACTCAGAATCTAACCTTAGATCCTGCTGCTGTTGCTCAAGTTTCCACAGTAACATTGTCGGCTGGTTCTAATAGCGACGATATTGCTGTTCATTTAACAGTTGGTAGTACAACTTGGATATATCGCCACAAAAAAGCTGCTAGCGACACAGTGACAACAATGGCTGCTTTCTTAGCAACTTTAATTAACACTAATCCTAACGTAGCGGCAACATCAGCCGCCGGAGTTATTACCATAACTAGTGCGATTCCCGGTCAAGCGTTTACTTTGGCGAATACAGATTCTACTACAGTTGGCAACGTTGTTATTGCTACGACTACCGCTAACTCTGGAACAACACTACATCGGAAAGTTGTAGACTTGGATGTTTCTTTCACTGTCAACACAAATAAATTCCCCACTGTTACTTTAGGTGGCAACTGGTATAACGGCGCAGCTTCTCCGGTAGTTGTACTTCCTGTTTCCAATTTGACTACAGCAGGTCCACGTTCGATAGACACTTTGCAAACTGACGCAGGTATCGCTAGAGTATAATGTCTAAACAATTCTGTCGGGCTTGGCTAGAAGTTAAAGGAAAAGTTGTTGATGCGATCGCTGTCAACAATTCCATCACACTGTCTGAAACTGAATTATCAATGACGTTTCAGGGTAATAGCCAACCCGCAGAATTAACCTCTATTGCGGCTGGTTCAGATTTTATTGTGGAAGAAAATTCTATAATTACAGAAATATTAGAAACTAAAGTTAAAAATAAAGTTGGTAAATTAAAGTTTTCCGGCAGCAGTGATTTTACACTTCATTCTATTGATAGCGCGATCGCTTGGTATTTAGTAAGTTATTGGCAGCTATTTTAGAGACGTTGACGGCTGGCAACGGATGAAATCTCTCGATAGAGAATGTTCAGAACAAGGAATGTTACAAACCTGGACAAGCAATAAAAACTGTCGAGGTAGGAATTTTGATTTTGTGGTTG